TTTGTAAACTTTTGATCTGAACTCATATTTTTTCCTTTAATTAAGCTGTGGGGCCAAAGCCCCACAAATTATTTATTAGCTTAAGTTATTATTTTGCATGTATAAAACAGTAACAGTTGCTGCACCTGTGGTACCATCACCGTTGGCTGCTGTAAACGTAGCAGTTACAGTTTGATCAGATGTTCCAATATCTGTACCTTCAGTTCCAATCGTACCTCTAGTTGTTGCTAAAGCTTTTACGTTAGTCGCTGGTAAATATTCATCTGTATCACCTGAGTTTCCAACTTGAACAGTAGCAGTTCCACCATCGTTAGAAACAGTTGTAACGTTTAATATTACATCTACGATTTGTGAGTTTGCAGGTATGATTCCTACAGTTGTTGTAGCAGTTGCACCAATAATATCGATTACTGCTGATTGAGCCATTAATACAAACCCTGTGTTTGCAGTAGCTCCTTCTCTTATCGATCCCGCTTTAACCGGTCCCGAAAATGTAGTTGTTGCCATAATTATATCCTCCTAGTTTCCGAATACTGTCTCTAGGCCGTCGACTATACTCGTCAGTATTCTAATTAATTGTATAGTGATTATTTTATATACTAGATTTATGTAGAGTGCAAGAGGGCCTGTAATGTGGAGTGGAATTTTCCAACGATGTAGCTTTTTTATTAAGTAGCTACTGAAACTTCTGGAGCTGCACCTTCGACAGTATTCTGTCTGTGAGCAATAGCTGCTTCTTCCAGCTTGATCTTCGTAATGACTTCTCTAACTTTGTCATCAATCCTGACCATTTCAAGAGTGTATCTGTTATTATCCAGATGCTCCTGTTCCCACTTCAACTCCAAGAACCTTTTTTGTTTGTATAGGTCTTGTATCATAGATAACCTCCTCATAGGTTATTCTGTTAACTCGGTTATCATAACTGATCCCGAGATATTCCCACTTTATACTGTTTTCTCCAAGTTTGTCAAGGATTGCATTTTCTAGGGATTGTGGGTCGTCTTCAGATGTGACTTCAAATCTTCCGTGATAATCGTAAGCCCAAATGTTGACTGTAAAATTTTTCATGAATCTCACCGTGTGTTATGATTGTGGCGGAACAATGTCCGCCACAAAAAATTTAGTTATTACGCACCTTCAACGCCGAAGATACCTCTAGGGTCTGATACTCCAAATGAGTATCTTTCTCTAGCTTTGTATCTCACGTTTCCAGTATCGAAGTCACCTTCCATTGCAGTTGTTAATGGAGCTCTTGTGAACATTTTCATACCATTTGGTACGTCTGTCAAGATATAGAATGCATCAGAATCAGTTAAGTAGTTATTGATTCTGTATCCTTGCGGAACCATACCCATAGATACGATTGCATTGATATCATTGTCAGCTGTTCCAGTTCTACCTTGAGATTTCATCAATCTCTCAGCTGTAAACTGAAGCTCTGAAGGGATGATCATTTTCAACCCTCTCGCTGCGATTCTAAGACCTCTTTCGTCAGTCATTTTAGCAATGTCAATCATTGACTGCTCTAATGACGTTTCGTTAAGATCTGCCTGAGTAGTTAGGGTATTTTTAAAAGTACCAGCTACTGTAGGGTGAGATGTGCTAAACAAAGCAACTCCATCACCTGACTTGAACGTTGCAGTTGATGGTAAACCGTTGATTAAAGGCTCAACAGATTTTACTTGTTTAGCATTACTCATAGATCTTGCTAAAGCTTTTGTGTATCTAGCAGCTAATCTATCGTAGAGATTATCTTCGATAGCTTCTTCTGTGATAGCAAATGCTAAAGCTACGGTCTCGTGAGTGTAACGAGCAGTGAAAGTTTCTTGTGCATCATCGAATGATACTCCAGCACCTTCACCTTTTACTTGTGCGTTTCCGAAACCAGATAACATTACTTCTTCTTCAAAAGCTCTGTCACTGTTCTCGTTGGTATAAATCTCAGCATGCTGATTTTCATACCTTTTGTATTCCAGCCCAAATAGTGCATTTAGGCCTGGTTCTAGTTCTTTAACTAGTTGTGCTCTTGATATTGCCATTTCTATTTGCTC